ATTATTTGTTTTGAACTGCAAGAGTTGTGGTGTAGGCGAATATGATATATATGGTATGCCTAGTCATATTAAAGATGACTACTGCATACTGTGTAGGGAAATGATAAGGAGAGTTGATGAAAGTAATAGATAAGATATATGACTTTGAGAATGGAGATAAGTATGTTGTTGAAACTAAAGAGTGTTTTCATTGTAAACAAACAGGAACTGTAGAAATATTTACACAGGAAATGTTTTATCTTAATCAAGGTATGCACATACAAGATGCAGTTAAGTCATTAGACAAAGATTACAGAGAACAAATGATCACAGGTACACATCCTAAGTGTTGGATAGAAATGTTTGGCGAAGAAGAATGATACCTGCAACTGAATGTAGTATTTGTGATGCTGAATTAGATTTAGATGCAGGTGATATAGAAGGAAATTTTGGAATTATACCTGTTGGTTTTTGTGTAACTTGTTTTGCTTGTGTTATGGATATGGCTAAATATTATATGAGTGAGGAAGAATGACACAGAGCGAGATTATAGATAAATTAAATAGTCTTTATCCAGACCTTAATTTAGTTGAATGTGAGGATCAATACAGTTCTTTTGATGCAGAAAGCCAACGCTACATTGTAGAGATAAAATCAAGAGATACAAAGTACGATAGTTGGATAATAGAAAAGCAAAAGTTTGATAGCAACATAGATAAGTCAGTAGAAACAGGCAAGTTATTTATATATCTTACAGAATATAGAGGTAAGATTATGACCTGGAATATAAACAAGTTAGCAGAACAGGGTTACTACTTCCATTGGGAGATAAGACCTATGCCTGAAACTACAGAGTTTACTTATAATGAATCTATAGAAAAAGAAGTAGGTTATCTTTATGAGAAAGATGCCAAGATACATAAGGAGAAAGAATGATTGATGTAATGTTAAGCAAAGCAACAGTAGGTATGCTTGTAGCAGAGTTGTTAGGTAGGAAAGATGAAAAGAATGATCCATTATTTATGGGTAAAAGCATTGTGTTATCTAATGGACAGATACAATTACTAGCAATAATACCTAATGTTTTAGTATTAAGTGTTATAGAAGAAGAAGAATAATGTGTAAAGATTGTGGATTACCACCTGAAACTACACTAACTCATAGTGGTTTATGTACATATTGTATTGCTTATATGATTGAGGACTTAGTTTAAATGGGAAATAAATATGGTGGTTATCACGAAAACGCAGGTGGAGTAGTGCAATCAAATGAGTGGTACACACCACCTGAAATATTTACAGCACTAAAAGTTAATTTTGATTTAGATGTAGCTTCTCCTATAAATCCTATACCTTGGATTCCAGCAGAAAGACATTTTAATAAAAATGATGATGGACTTACACAACTTTGGTTTGGTTTTGTTTGGTGTAATCCACCTTATGGTAGAGAAACAGGAGCTTGGTTAGAAAAATTTATAGAACATAATAACGGAATAGCTTTAGTTAATTCAAGAACAGATACTAAATGGTTTCATAACTACGCAATTAAATCTGATGTAATATGTTTTGTTAAAGGAAGATTAGCATTTTATAAACCACATAATGTTGATCAATTAATTCAAGGACAGTCTGCTAGTACAGGCACATTGTTATTAGGTTGTGGAGATAAAGCTATACAAGCAATACAACAAGCTGATTTAGGTTATGTTGTTGTTAATGACTAAACTATCTTGTAATTATCCCAACCATTAGTATTTGTCATTTGTATCTAACCAATTCTTTCCTTTGCTATATTAAAATAATCTTCATCTAATTCAATGCCAATAAAATCTCTGTTTGTATTAACACAAGCTACACCAGTGCTACCACTACCCATAGTAAAATCTAAAACTGTTTCATTTTCTAATGTATATGTTTTTATTAGGTATTCTAAAAGTTTTACTGGTTTTTGTGTTGGATGAAAACCTTTATCTCTTTTAAATTTTAAAATGTTTACAGGATATTTATATTCACTTATGTAATAACCATTTTTAATTTTTATATTAGGATTTCCATTGTTAAGTGGGCTAACTGTAGATGTTGAACTTGCATATTTATACTTAACAGGATTATCTCTTTTTATCATTTGTGGATAATAGTTAATTTTATTTCCATTTTTTTCAAAAACTATAATGTCCTCTGTTTTCATCATTGGTCTAAATTTAGCTACTTGAAAACCTACTCCTTGTTCTTTTTCCCAAACCCAATGATGTTTATAATTTTTTATATTTGAATTGACTAATAATGAAGTAAATGGTTGTGAAGCAGTAAAGCATATACCTGAATTATTTTTAACTATTCTGTTTATTTGTTTCCACATACTAATAAAGTTTATGTGCTTATCCCAATTAGCAACAGTAGTTCCATAGGGCAAGTCAGTTAAAATAAAATCTATTGAGTTATCTGGTAATTCTTTCATTACCTCTAAGCAATCTCCATTAAATATTTTCATACTATCTTGTAATTATCCCAACCATCTTTATTAACTGTAAAACATAGCACACCAGGATCGTTCCACATACCTGTTCTTGCAGTAAAGTCTTTACTTGCATCAATGCTAGGACACTGCATCCAAGTTCTTTTACCTTGTTTTAATACTCTTGGGTGATGGTAATGTCCTGTCACTAATATTTCAGCAGCACCACTAGGTAACCAACCAAACATCTGTCCTTGCCACCACTTCATTATCTTACCCTCTGGACCTGCACCACCTGTAGTCATATGTCCGTGTGTAATAGCTACACCTTTACCTTTTATATCTAGCAAGTGATGATAGTCAGTAGGTAGTATGACATTTACCTTGTCGTATCTTTCATTCTGTGCAAGAATCTCTTTGACTATTTCAAAGTGCATCATATCAGAGTTGTCTAATCTATCAGATAACACCTGTCCTTTACTAGATCTGGTCATCTCTCCGTGATTACCACCAATACCACAGACAGTTATCTTGTCTGCAAGTGGTAAAAATGTATCTATAGTCTGCATAATCATACGCCTAGCTAGTTGATACTGTTGAGATAGCGATAACTCTACATTAAAAGGCATAGAACTATAAAAAGATTGGTCACAATTCTCTGTTAAATCACCTAATCCTAATAAATATATCTCATCTATCTCTGTACCTGTCTTGCGTAGTGCCTTAACCTGATTTACCCCCTTAATAAGAGCTTCCTCGTAGCGTTTAAGGGTATTTTCAACGCCATAATCAGCTTTACCTAACTGCCAATCAGCCATTGTCCATACAAATGCAGTATCACCACCATAATTTGTGTCTTTTAACTTAGGTTTCTTGATGTAATCTTTAAGGAGTTTGTCAAAGTACTCATCTAATGCAGGGTTCTTACGCTTTACAACCCCCTTAAACGCATAAAAAGTGGTCGCTTGACCACCTTTTAACTGTACATTCCAAGAACTTGCACGAACATTTCCCTCAATCGTGTAGTATTTGGGGTCAAAACCCCAACCTTTTAGTATGTCATCATACTTATTTTTATAATCTGGATCAGTTCCAACATAAGTTATCTCACCTTTGCCTGTTGATTCATCAAATTCTATTGATGGTTGCCAACCAGATTTGTAGTAATTATTACCTAATTCCTGTGTCATATTTAGCCCTCTCTGTTGAGCTAATTATACACAGGAAATAGGACAGAATCTACTTAGTGATTTGTTTTTTAGCGTATGTCTTGACAACTGCTAGTGCAGCACCACCACCTGCTAATGCAGCTAACTCTAATGTATTTGCATCAACAGATATCAAAGGTGCAACAACTAAAGCTCCAAGGAATGCTTCTACGAAAGTCCATATAGTTCTTTCAAGCATATCTTTGAGTTCTTCACTCATTCTATACTCCCACGAATCAGACCAAGGTGTCCACCAAACATCTTTTTTAAATGTACCATCCTGGTTTCTTGCTCTTTTAATTCTATCAAACATTATGTTATTAACCTACCTTTCAACATAGCGTTACCTATTAACACATTACCATTAACTTCTTCTAGCTTTTCCATAACTGTTTTAGCTAGTACTACATCATCTGTTGAAGCATTTGATAAAGGTTTTTCTAATAATTTAGTTATTGTTGTGTACTCTATGC